TGCGATCCGGATCGGCAGAACTCTGCTACTGTCACCAACTGCATCAGGTAAGTCATTGATCATCTATCTGTTGATGCGCTATCATCAAAAGTTTGGGCGCAAGCAACTGATCATTGTCCCCACCACATCTTTAGTCGAGCAGATGTATAAAGACTTCCAAGACTATGCAGCAGCAACAGATTGGAAGGCATCATATAATTGTGCCAGAATTTACTCAGGGTTTGAGAAGTCAAACGAATATCCTATAACCATTTCCACGTGGCAGTCAATCTATAAATTACCTAAAAAGTTTTTCGATGAGTTCGATGTCATTTACGGGGATGAAGCGCATCTCTTCAAAGCGAAATCGCTGACATCAATTTTCAATAAATGCACCAAGACTAAGTTCCGCATTGGGACAACAGGAACTCTCGATGGAACTAAGACACATAAATTAATCCTCGAAGGATTGTTCGGCAAGGTGCATAAGGTTATCTCGACCAAAGAATTAATGGATCAGGGATCTGTCGCAGATCTAGACATAACTTGTATCGTGTTAGATTATGCTGATGAAGAGAAGAAAGCACTAACGAAGTATACCTATCAAGAAGAAATGGACTGGTTGGTAACACACCAAAAGCGCAACAACATAATCAAGAATCTAGCGACTACACAAAAAGGCAACACGCTGGTGTTATTCCAGTTTGTCGAGAAACATGGTGCAGTTTTGTATGACTTGATCAGAGAAAAGATCGGTAAGACCCGCCAAGTTTTCTTTGTTCATGGTGGAACTGATACGCAGCAACGCGAGAAGGTTCGCGAAATTACCGAGAAAGAAAAAGATGCAGTGATCATCGCATCATACGGCACGTTTTCTACGGGAATAAATATAAGGAATCTGCATAATGTCATATTCGCTTCTCCGTCAAAATCAAGAGTAAGAAATCTCCAGTCGATCGGTAGAGGATTGCGTAAAGGTGATGACAAAACTTCCTGTCGTCTTTTTGATATTGGTGATGACTTGTCTTGGAAAAGCAAAAAGAATTATACTCTACTACACATGATAGAGAGAATCAAATTATACAATGAAGAAGGTTTTAAATATAAACTCGTGAGGATATCTACTGATGGAACCCCCAAAGGTAATTAAATTTAAGAATGGCGATTTAGTAATCGCATCGATAAGAGACAGTGAAACGAATGAATTATTCTGGATGGATAATCCGATTGCTGTAGTTCCCTATCCTGTTATGCAAGAAGATGTTGTCGGAGAAACGTTTCTTCTGAAACCTTGGATTGGTATTACTACAGAGAAGAGTTTCCTCTTACCGAAATCCGAAATAATTACTGTTTGTCTCTTGAGAGAGAACCTTCTAGAACAGTATCAGAAATATATCTCCGGAGAGGTAAAACTTCCCGAGGAAACAGAAGAAGCAAACGTCGAGATGGATCTGCTCCACTCCCGACTACTCAGAAGCAGAAACTTACTCAATTAAGCAGTAGTAAAGCTATTATTCATCATACTCGACATAGTCATTATACCTCGAATCGTGAGTGTTGTCAAGCCTTATATTGAAAAAATGATGAAAAAAAAACATTGACTTATAAGAAAAACTATAGTATAACGGTATGAATAGATGGAGTTATTAATGACTGAAATACCAGAAAAAAATGTGAAAAAACCATTCAAGAAGAATAAGAAAAACAACATACACTACGTAGATAACTCTAAGTTTTTAGAAGAGATTACTAAGTATAGAGATAGTGTTCTTGCCGCAAAAGAAGCAGGAACATTAAAACCACGTATCCCAAACTACATCGGAGAATGCTTTCTAAAGATCGCAACTCACTTGGCATACAAGAGTAACTTTATCAACTATACGTATCGAGAAGAAATGGTATCGGATGGTATCGAAAATTGTATTACTTACATCGATAACTTTAATCCTGAAAAATCTAAGAATCCTTTCGCGTACTTCACGCAGATAACATACTATGCTTTCCTCCGCCGTATTGCGAAAGAGAAACGCCAACAACAAACTAAGTATCGATACATGAGAAACATTGATGTTCATGACCTGATCACTCAAGACCATGATACAGGCGACTATGGTAATGAGTTTATTGACTATGTTAAGAAGCAGATGGACATGATCGATGAGTTTGATAAACCCGAATCAGCAAAGGTCAGTAATATTCCAAAGCGTCGACCGAAATATTTAGACCAAAAAATCATTGACAATTCTCTTGATATAGAGTAAAATGGATTTTATAAGATTGTTAAAGGAGTTATACATGACTGAAGTAAAAACTAACAAGTACGTTGCATGGTTTTCTGAGAATGGTTTTACGACAGGGTTGGGTCTTGTCTTTTTTGCGATCATTGGAACATTGGTGGGTGACGTCATCAGTCATAGGAATAGTGTTCAGGATGTTTCTAAGCAGAATGCAGGGTGCATCTATCTTGAGTCGAGCGATCTCGGCGCTGAACAACACTACATGATCTGCGACGGTCAGATTGTTCTTAAGCGTGTCGCCGAAGAAGGTGGTGTAGAAACAACGACTGAAGAAAAGTTGGAAGAAGTAGTTCCTACTGAAGCGAAACCTACTACACCTGCAAAGTAATTAGAAAGTTCGAGTATGAAGGTTGCGTTGATCACAGACACTCACTTCGGTGCTAGGTCAGATTCTATTCCGTTCGATAACTTCTTCGCGAAGTTTTATACTGAGGTGTTTTTCCCTCATCTAGAACGCGAGGGAATCAAAACTATTATCCATCTTGGTGATGTCTTTGATCGACGCAAGTTTATCAATTACAATACACTAAAGAAGTGCCGTGAGTATTTCTTCGATAAGACTCGCGATCTGGGCATTGATGTCCACATGATTGCAGGTAATCACGACACCTTCTTCAAGAATACCAATGAAGTAAACTCTCTAGATTTGCTGCTGCGCGAATACGAAAACGTTATTACATATTCCAGCGCAGAAGAAATCGTTCTGGGTGGTAAAAATCTATTGCTGGTGCCATGGATTTGTTCTGGTAACTATGATGAAACCATGGAGGTTGTAGATAAAAGTAATGCACAAGCAGTATTCGGACACTTTGAATTTTCAGGTTTTGAAATGTATCGTGGGCATAAAAATGACCATGGTATGGGCACTGAGCGTTTTGATAGATTTCCTCTCGTTTGTAGCGGTCATTTTCACCATCGCAGTCGGGTTGGTAACATTCTGTATCTTGGTAATACCTATGAGTTTACTTGGTCTGACTATAATGACCCTCGAGGGTATCACATATATGAGACGGAAACTAATGAGGTAGAGTTTTGTGAGAACCCATTTAAAATCTTTCATAAGTTGTACTATGATGATACTACTAGCGATCCTAATAGTATGGACCTTGGACCGATTAGTGGCAGTTGTGTAAGACTAATCGTAGTCAAAAAAGCAGACTTCTATAAGTTCGATCGCTTCGTGGATAAATTATATGACTGCGATTTAATTGAATTGAAAATCATCGAAGACTTCTCTGAGTTTGAAGCGGATGTGATTGAAGAAGATAAGATGGACGTCGAAGATACAATGACAGTCCTATCTGATTTTGTTGACACTGTTAACACCGATCTTGATAAAGATAAGATTAAGAACATGTTAAGAACTTTGTATATTGAGGCACAGCACGTTTCTGTATGATTAATTTTAAAACAATTCGTTGGAAGAATCTTCTTTCGACAGGTAATGCTTTCACTGAAATAAAACTGAATCGTTCACCCAGTACTTTGATTGTTGGCGAGAATGGTGGTGGTAAATCCACTCTGCTCGATGCTCTTTGCTTCGGATTGTTTGGTAAACCTTTTCGTAGCATTAATAAACCACAACTGTTGAATTCAATTAACAAGAAAAACCTTGTAGTTGAAATTGAGTTTGACATTGGCGGTAAAGATTATAAGATTATTCGCGGTATTAAACCGCATATCTTTGAGATTCAATCTGGTGGTGAAGTGATCAATCAAGATGCCGCTGCTCGTGATTATCAAAAGTATCTCGAAGAATCAGTTCTCAAACTTAATTACAAGTCGTTTACCCAGATTGTTATTCTTGGTTCTGCATCGTTTACTCCATTCATGCAGTTGCCACCATATACTCGTCGGGAGATTATTGAAGACATTCTTGACATTCAGATCTTCACGACAATGAATACTGTTCTTCGCGATAAGATGAACGAACTTAAAGACAGTCTTCATGATGCTGATAGTAAACTAGAAGTTCTAAAGCAGAAGGCAACTATTCAGAAAGAGTATGTCGATACGCTTGAAGCGAACAAAGAAAAGAGAGTCGATGAAATTCTGAGTCGCATCGCTGATGGCGAGGACAAGATAACTCTTCTCGCAACTCTGGTAACAAACTTAGAAACCAGCAAAGAAGATACAGAACTACAGCAAAAATCTCTTGGTGAATTGAATGTCAAGCAGAAGAAACTGGAGCAATTCAAGACCAAGTTCTCTACGCAACTTCGTGAGTTGCAAAAAGAAGTAGCATTCTATAATGATACGGATGAATGCCCGACCTGTCGTCAAGGAATTGCGCATGATCACAAAGAAACAATTGTCACATCGCGGCAGGATAAAATTGTCGAACTGACGGAAGGAATGGAAAAACTTCAGCAGGAGTTCGAGGTTCTAGATAGACTGATCGGCGAACATGCAGAACTAGGTGAACAGATAGCAGTTCTCAACAAAGAAATCCTTGGCAATAACAATGAGATGATTGTTCAACAGCGTCTCATCCAAGCACTCAATCTAGAACTGAATGACATTACAACTAAGACTGCCGATATTGATGAAGAAAAGACGAAACTGAAGTCATATGCCAAGGAAGTTCTGACGCAGAACGAGGAGAAGGCAAGACTGAATGAAGAAAAGCATTACATGGAAGTTGTCTCGACGCTCCTCAAAGACACTGGTATTAAGACTAAGATTATTCGGCAGTATCTTCCAGTTATCAATAAACTGGTGAATAAATATCTACAAGCAATGGACTTCTTCGTGCAGTTTAATCTGGATGAAAAGTTTGATGAAACTATCAAGTCTCGCCATCGCGATGACTTTAGTTATGCTTCGTTCTCTGAAGGTGAAAAGCAGCGTATCGACTTGGCGCTTCTCTTTACCTGGAGAACAATTGCTAAGATGAAGAACAGTGTAGCAACTAATCTGCTTATTCTCGATGAGGTATTTGATTCCTCGCTGGATAATAATGGCACTGATTATGTTATGGCATTGCTTGATACTGTTGGTGAAGACACTAATGTATTCGTCATCAGTCACAAAGGTGATCAACTGTTTGATAAGTTCCGCAGTCTGATTAAGTTCGAGAAAAAAAATAATTATAGTGAAATGGTGGTATAATGGAATTACTTAAATTTACAGACCCAGCTTTACGCAAGGTTCCAGAAAAGTTTGATTTTGAAAAAGGAAATGCACAGGAACTTGCTGATACTTTGTGGGAAGAATGCCGTCGCTTAAAGGGACTTGGTCTTTCTGCCAATCAGGTTGGTATTGACTCCAAAGTTTTTGTGATGGGAACTGATGAGAAGAATCGTAAAGATGTCTTTAATCCACAGATTATTTCACAATCAGTTGAAACTAGTCTTGCGAAGGAAGGTTGTCTCTCTTATCCTGGATTGTGGTTGACGGTGAAAAGACCAGAGGAAATTTTACTGTCATATCAAACAGTAACTGGTGAACACAAGGTTGAAAAACTGTCGGGTCTTCCTGCAAGAATCGCACAGCATGAATTTGATCACATGGAAGGATTGAATTTCTCTGATCATGTATCGCAGTTGAAACTCGACATGGCACTCAAGTCTTTAAACAAACGAGCAAGAAAGTATCTTAGGAAATATGTCAAACACAACCTATGATTTTGGATTTACGTTTGAAGATCCAATCGAAACACCCCAACCAACTACAACTACACAAGTAACAGTTGATACTGGCGATCTCAAAGATGAGATCATGACAAAACTTTACGAAATCGAGTCTCGGATTCTTACCACAGACCAGACGCCTATGCTCTCTGAACATAAACGTCTAGTTGAAATGGAAGTTTCAGAGAAACTAAAACAAGTAGAAGATCTGATTCTTCCCCTACTTTATAACCTGATGAAAAATCCTGAAAAGGAATACATCCACTGGCCAAATAGGATACCAATTATTGATGCACAAATTGACAAAATCACCGCGATCACGCGACATTATGAGTGATAGCGATCTGCCCTTCTTCCCTAAACCTAAGTTCTTCCAGCAACCAGTAGCAACTGCTGTAACATTTTATCTCTGTGGTGAAATTAAACCAGCGGAAGATTATGTTGAATGGTTTCAAATTCTCCGAGCAGCAGGTGAGACTGATATAATCTACATTCGCATCAACAGTGAAGGTGGTGACTTGTTCTCTGCTTTACAACTGGTTCGTGCGATGCAGGAATCAAATGCCACTATCGTATGTTCGGTTGAAGGTATTTGTATGAGTGCTGCCACTCTCATATTCTTGACGGCAGATAGGTTCGAACTTTCTGAC